CGTTTTCTGAGCGTTTGCGGCAATCTGCGTTGCCATGTAAGATTTACCTGTCGATTGAAGACCGGCAATCTCTGTGATTTTGCCGACAGGAATGCCGGCAACTTGACCCTTACAGATAATGGAGTCTAGCCAACGTGAGCCGGTTGGAATCCATTCTTTAACAGAAGTCGGATTATCTCCTGTTAAATCGTGGGCCACGTTCTGGCCCGCTTTTTTATTCACTAATTTCATTAGGTCTTGCATGTTAACACGACCTGCTTTTGCTTTGGCTCTAGCCATTTTGCCTCCTAAAAAAGTGGCACCCATTAGCCGGGGTGCCAGCGGCTGCAGCTATTCTGCGGTGTCTTCAACAGCCGTATCGGATGCTGTATCCTCTTCCTTCTCACAACCCATGCAGAGTGTGAGAGCGAGGATCGGTGCGATGAAACGCATTGTTTTGTCTCCTTAAAAGTAGCACCCTTTAGCCGGGGTGCTAGCGGCCTTTGCTACTCAGTTGTCGTTTCAGTAGCAGTGGTTTCCGTTGTGGTTGTGGGGGAATTTGCTTCTTCTGTAGAAGTAGTAGCGGAAACCTCGACGGTGGTGGCCTCTTCCACTGTTTCGACGGCAGGCGTGACTTCACTCACTTCCTCCGCGGGTGGCTCGACTGTGCACTGCCCGTATGCTGTCGCAATAACAAGTGCTCCTGCTACCACGCTAACTTGGACCTTCCAGCGGGCCAACAATGATCTTAACCATTCCATAATATAATCTCCTTTCTTTATAGAATATGCGGCACCCTATTCCTAAGCCGGGGTGCCGGCGGCTATCTAACAAGCTTTACTTAGTTGCCATCAATTCATCAAATGCTGCATCAACTGGATTAACAGCGGGCTCTTTATTATATTTGCTTGTCTCAGATGAGCGAGACTCAGCGGAGGCACCACTCGCCAATTGTTCATCTAAGATGGCGTCAATTTGTTCGGGGGTCAGACGCTCAAAGAGTGAATCAATATCGGGGATGCCGTCTAGGAGGGCGGGGATGGCCTCAGTGTCCTCCAGTAGAGCAGATGTGCTTCGACGCATCTTGAGGCTTGTTTGTGGGTATGCACCCGGGGTTGTTGGTTTGGTATAAACCAACGAAATGTCAGTCCCTTCAAGGGTATCCGTAATATCACCATATTCTGGGTCAAGGATATAACCAAGAAGCAACTCGTACGCTCTCTTTCCGTATCCATAAACTTTGATACCTTCGGCTTCGCGACCACGCACCAGCACAGGTGAGTAATAACGGGCTCGGACAAAGAGAGACTTTGCAAGCTTTTTGGATTCTTCATCGTTTTGGTCACTTCCTTCTCGCCAAAGCTGAGAAGCAAAGTCACAAATTGGACAGCGCTCACCATAATTGCGCTTAGGGCATGTGATAGCACCCTTGTGATCTCCTACATTATAGTGAAGATATACTTCCTTAAGGGGGTCACCATCTGCGGTAGGCACGATACGAATCGTCTGATCGCCTTCTTCTGGCTTAAACCATACGGAATTTCCATCCCCCTTGTCTTCACCTCTAAGTGAGGCGAGTTTCTTTCTCATTAGTTCCATATTAATAGACATGTTTTTCTCCTTTTGTGTTAATAAAGTATACTGTGCGTTCCACAGCATCTAATGTATCACTCTTGTTCTAGCTTGTCAAGAGTATTTTGTTGTATTGCGTTTGTGTGGGTAACGCAGAACCCAAAATCGTGCAGGTGTGTCTCCCAAATCCCGTATGAAACCTTGCGAAATGCATTTCTTGGTTTCTCTTTTAGGAGATCGACAATCTGCTTATGTAAACCGCTTTCCTTCTCAAGTCTATCTTGATTGATACAGATATAATAACATGTCTCGCGAGGCATGTCAAGCTCAAAAAGCCATTTTTCTGATAAAGTTTTTACATCTAAAATACCCAAAGTCCTAATACGATTAATATCTGAGGGTCTAGCCATTTGTCCAATTTCCGGTTCAGTGTGATTGAAAAAATTTAAATAGTGCACACACGAAAAAATAGTGTGATTAAGCTTTTCATAATAGTTTTTAATTGATAAGCCTGAAATACTGCGTTCAATTTCAAGATTAGACAACACGGTTAATGATTTAAACAGCCCCGATCTAGCATATTCCTGTAGTACCCCAAACATCATATTTTCTAATAGCTTTGGGACACCCGTAAGCAAATCAATATCTGGTTTAACATAAAAAATTTCAATTTGTTTATCTCGCAATTGTTCTAAAATTCCTAGAGTATAATTTGAGCTATAGGAAGAGCCGACAATAAACACCTGCACAGTTTCAGTTAACTCTTCAAAAAACTTATTTAAGTCTGGAATATTGTCCTCATAATCTTCTGGGTTTTCAAAAGCTTTTAGTTTTCGGGTATATTTAGTATTTTTTTGTTTACTACCAAGTTGATAAACTTTATAATTATTTTTTTGAGTTTTGAAATTTTCAGCAATTGCTGATGCGGCATTACCTATTCCGATTATCGAAATCATAAATTTAACACTCCAATGTCCATATAATCTTTACCTGCTTTAAGGTTAGTAACAAACTTATCCAGCTTATTGTTAGAGAAAATCTCCTTAATCTCTGGTATAAGATACCTTTCTTGGTCGGGCATGTCAAGAACTATTTCGTCATGTACGATATGTGATACAAAAGTTTTTTTACCTTTCAAAAAATCGTCTAGAGCGACGGCTCTATCGTTTACTAAATCAGCAGTTGTACTTTGTACGATATAGTTAACTGCTTTGTATTCATCTACTTCGATTTTACGATCAAATATTGTTTGTATCATACCATCTTTATAATACTCTTGTAATAGAGTGTCGCGATCATAAAAAGATTCTTCAATTTTATTAGAATCTGGATTATACAGCCAAGAGAAAAAGAACGTTTTAGCTGATTCTCTGTCACCAATGCCCTTATTGGCGAAAACATTGGCCACGTTCCACTCGTGCACGTCACCGGGGGGTTGGGGTTTTTTTAATAACCCTAAAACAGTTCTAGCCTCGGCACCATTATAGTCTAGTGATATAAACCAATCGTTATGGGGCTTTACAAGCGCTCTCAAGTCTTTAGGCATTGTTAACATAGGAAATGATCCGGGATATGTGGACAATCGGCCCGTGCGTGTACCAAAAATGTTATAATCTATATGTTTCGGGCCAGCAATTAATTTTTGTGCTGCTGTGCGATTACGCGATGAAGTAAACAGGGCACGCGCATTTTGGTTACTCACGTTCAAGTTTTGATATCTGATTTTGTACAACAATTTTTCAACTCTCAATAAATGATCATATAGAGGCGTTTTGTTGTGCGTATCAAAAACATGCTCAGTGATTTTATTTTTAAGCTCTAGGAATGATAGCAAAAAATCATGAGGGACTAAATCAAAAAAACAGTGTTCTCGAAAATTAACTTTTGCCAGCTCAAATGATTTTTTATAGGCATTCATTTTTTTCTCAAACTTGTTTAGATCAGCAATTAGGTGCTCAGGGCATGATTCTTTTAATGTCTTCCCTTGTGTTAAAAGCCAAGCATATTCAATTGTTTGCTCTTCTAAGAACCCTGAATACCTCCACGTCCTCATATTAGAAAGCGATTTAGGAAAATCACCCTCATCGAATATAAGCCGGCCATTGTAATATATGCCTATGCAATGTTTTTTATCATCAAGCGCTTGAAAATACACTATCGCCTCAGTAGTCTTTCCCTATTAGCATTATAACTTAAAGAGCCATCATAGTCAAATGTTTTAGATAAAATTCTTTCAAATATAGTCATGGCTACTAATGGCTCAGATTTAAAAATTTCATAAGTATCCCTGAATATTACTGATTTTTCATGTTCACTGAATTTGCTTTCTTCCTCATCGAACCTAATCGACTGGTATATTTCCATTATTTTTTTATCGTCAACCTCTACCGAGAAGTCCTGAATTGTATAATTTTTAATTTTGCGCTCTGTTATTTTTTCACCTTGGGGGGTAATGTGGGTTACGGTTTTTACACGGCGAGTCCTGCTGTGTGAATATATTCGATATAGAAACCTTTTAAAATTATCATAATATGTAGTTGCTACTGGTGTATAACAATTAGTGATACACATATCACCGGAATTTATTCGAGAATCGTATTTAGACATTTTTTCAATCATGTGTGGGGAATTTAAATCAGCAATTATCCTGTTAGGCATGTTACTATCAACCATAAATCCATATGTTCTACAGGCATTTACAAAAAAATCCCAATTTGGACTTTGATAGAAATTATCATACTTGTCTTTATCATTATTTGGATCCAACTTTGCAATATCGATAACTAAGCCACTAATATGCATTGGGCACGCAGTGCTCTTAACAAACGCAGGGAATGTAACCGGCCCAGATTTAATTACATTTTTAATGTAAGGCATAATAAATTTTATAAATTGATCAAAATCATTAAATTTTTTGCTGTGATTTATAACAAGGTTATTGATTGCGGTTGATAAAGAGTCCAGCCTGTTGTTGTACAATGTTCTTGGGTCTTTATATCCAGCATGCGCCTTTAAATTGGACAAATTGGGGTCGCCGGGATCTATCTCAGCACTGGCCAATTTAGTTCTAAATTTTATTTGTAAATCTTTAAATGCATCTGCAACAAAATTAAACACCTTAATGTCTGATTCTCGGCTGCCGTTTGCTGGTAGACCTTTAAGTGTTAACACATTTTCGTTGAGAATTATCGGCTGAAAATAGCGGTCGGTGCGACCATACAATATTTTTTCTGCATAGGTAAAGTCGACTAAATTTTGATGATCGGATTTTGAAACAATTTTAAAAAGTTGTTTTTTATTAAACAATTCCTTAATATCCTCATTCTTACTTCTTACAAAATACCTACTCATTTAGAACCTGTCCTTGGTCCGTTGTTGGCGCCGGATTCGGAGCCGGCTGATGGACTTTGCGTGGTTCTTTTACTACCATCTTTTCCTAGAATTTCAGACTCAGTCATATCATCATTAGCATTATCAAGTTGCCCCTTTGCATATCCAATAAAATTTTCAATTTTGCTAAAAACAGTATCTAAATATTTAGTAGAAGCTGACTCTGCTCTTTCCCTCGACTGTGACTTGGGGCCCTCTGGGCCGTCGCCAAACAAGGTTTTACACACGTCGGCGCCTGTTTTTGGTTCCTTTGTAATCTCGGTATTACGGCTATCAGTAAAAGCTTTAATCCCAACAAGCGGATCTTGAATAAATTCACCACTTGGTAATTTTTCACCTTGCTCTTCGTTATTTTCTGCATCGTGTCTTTTATCTTCCATCCAGCGGCCGTCTTGGATACAGATAATTCTGGTTTCCATTTTACCTTCTCCGAATGAGTGATGGACTTGGTTTATTTCATAAAATCCGCCAATCCCAAGTCTATCAAGATTATACAATCCTTTAAAATTTGGGAAGGTATTCAAAGTCTGCTTACTCAAATACGGAGTAACACTCTGGGGAGCAATGTACACTTTTTGTCCGATGAATGCTTCTAAATTTGGAAAAGTAGTAAGCGTTGCATCAAAAATTTCATATATCTGAGAGGCCGTTTCATTACCGGCTGATTCTTGATTTTGTAGAATACGAACTGTTCTTAAACCTTCGATATCATTTCTTTGAAATTGAATATCTTTTACTATTCCGCGATCAAGACCTTGTTGAAAAACATGAACTCCGTTTTCAGTCATTCGCTCTGGAGTAGTTGGTAAACAATATTCTGCTTGACTTTGGTAAAAAACATGATAGTCATAAGTATTTAGCTTAGCTTTCCTCATAAATGTATTAGGCTTAGTAACAATGAGCGGCCTGTTTTCTTGTGGAACAGTCTCGTAAAGCAGCCCTTTACGGCCACCATATCCAGTCCGATGCAAGGTGAGAGGATCAGTATCAAATTCTAAATTATCTGGCGCGTAACCCATAATCGAATCTCCGTCAAACATCATCAATCTTCCCAAAGCACCAGTATCAAAATAATTTTTGTCTCCCATCATAAAAGACCTAAGATATTCTGTTAAGAACTCATCTAAAAAATTAAATAACGGATATCTAGTCCGATCTTTCCCCTCGGTTGCGCCCGCCAGCCACGCATTAAAGTGGTTTAGTGCGATTGGCATATCCCCAATAGAGCATTGAACCTTTTTCCCACTAAAAAAATCTGGGATTAACACAGGACCAAGAACAACTCGATATCTCTTAAATTCTTCTGCTTTAGATTTTAAATCAGCTGCTATTTTACCGACTTTCTTATAATCAAGACCAGTTTTAATAAGTTGGTCTGAAAATGCTTCTCCCGTGGCGGCGCCGCCTACTTTCGCAACGCCCCCTATGTCTTTTGCAAAAGTATCTTTTATTGCATTTTCAGTCATATTAGTGGCATCGCCAACAATTGCATTAATTGCCGGTATCTTATAGATATCTGAAATGTTTTCTAGTATTACATTGATTAAATCACCAACATAGAAATAAGCTACCTGAGTCGAATTTGGATTTACAGCACAATCTCTGATGGCTGTTTGCTCTTCTTTTGGTTTGTCTTCCATTTGATTTTCAAATTCTTTAGATTGTTTTTCGTTAAATTCGCTACTTGTGATTGAAAAACCAGCGGTTGGATCTCCGGAGTCGAGCGTTTCGTCGGGAGTGTATGCAGAAAGAGCGTTTTTTAGCTCTTCAAAGCCAGCTTTAATTCTTTCAGCCAGCATAGGATCCATAGTTTTTCCGTCTTTTATAAGTTTATCTTGCGTTTGCCGATCTGCAGCGTTTTTTTCAAATGTATTGAATGCGTTATTATACGCTTCCATAGTTTTGGGCGGAATGTTAACATAATATATTTTACCTTTGTCACGCAACAAATCATTAATAAGTGTAAGTCTCTCTTTAAATTTTGAATTACCAATTGATAGCATTTCCTGTTTGTAAGCTGTAGCTGTTTTTGAATCACAACCAAGCGTGACCGCGTCTGGGACTAATTTTCTGTAAATATCATAGGTTATACTTTCTCTAGTTGATAACACATCAAACATTACGGGGTTTCTAAAAGAATTTTCGACAAATCCATCAAGCTCGATACTCAGTGTTATGCTGCCATCTTGAGCTATATCAAAGTTGTGTCCCACCGGGCCTAAGCACATAGATAAAGAGGAATGATCTGCTCCCAAACCAATAGAATTACTATTAGCCACAACGCCCACATCAAAAATTAGTTTGAAGTTTAAATCATCAATAGTGCCGGGTGAAGGGGCGCCCACTGTTGTGTTTAATATTCCATTACCAGTAGCTCGAAATGCTAAGTCGATAAATCGATAACTTAAATTTTTAGTTTCGGCTGTGTTTCCGCGTCGGGGTTTAAGCAATTCCTCCATGCTACTAGCATACACAACTAAATTACCCTGAACTACTGAATGCATGGTAAACGGGTTGCCTTGTTGAAACGAGCAATCAAAAGATTTTATACCTACCCCATAGCCGCGTTTTGATCCGCGGGACGACAACATATCTTCCAATTCTGTGCCTTCAATTCCAGAGGTACCAAAAACATACTCTACAACACGCTCATTTTGACCCTTATCCGAAGCATCGCGATCGTTCGCTTTTGAAAATACTTTAAATATTTTTATTTTTGGAACCAAATTCGAAAGTGTTTCTGTGCTGGAATTTAAATAGCTTTGATACCCCGGACGCGCCGTCATGTAAGTTTTAAAAGTTGCGGGCTCCCCATAACATTGTATTACGGCGTTTGTTTCTTTCGGATTCATTACTGTGGGCATGTACGCGAACGGCATTTGATGCTTTAATGATCTAACAGTGTTGGTAATTACATCAGCGTCCTTACCTTTTTCTTCACCAAATTCTTCTAAATCTAAAACTTTTTCGTTACGGAGATTTATGAGATTCATTGCATGCATCAGCACAAAAGTTTGATCTGTGAAGCCTCTAATTTTTGGAAGCGTACGGTTCGCAGTTATGGTCATGGACTCAGACGGGATTTCCTTAGAGCGCTCTGCTGCAGCCGCTGCTGCGGCGGGGTCGCTTATCGTGCCTCCCCCTCTAGAATTATCTACCGGGTCAGCGTCAGGCGAGGTGGGCATTCCAAGTGCAGCCATAGCCGCATTCTGATCAAACGGTGGCGGTTCAGCAAGAGCAGCTGACACAGCTGCGTCACCTGCCGCTCTTCTAGCCGCGGTATCAGCAGCAAAGTCGTCGCCGGAAGTTTCAACGCGGTCTGGAGCATCGGTGCTTAATGCTCCGCCCAGAGTTGGATCCATGTATGGCCCGCCCGCCAGATTAAGAAAATTCATTTAATTCAAAACTCCTGATTAATAATTTAACCCTAAAATATCTAACACGCTAGCTAAATTTACTGGAATCTCAATAAGATCTCCAAAAGACAAATCAGACTCAATTGGAACGGCATTATACCATGCTATGACCCACCAAAATGTTTCATCTCCGTAATATTTATGAGCTAATTTATAATATCTATCGCCCAAGGACCATACGTGTGTATCTGCTGCGATGCCCATTCTTTCTTGAACACTTGGATTTTTAAGAATTGGCGTTTCATAATGTCTAGCCACCTTAAGATTTCTTTTTTTTCTTAGATATTCATAGTATTTTTCACTATTGTTAAATCTTTTTACTCCCTTATATCTTCCCATCAGTAATCTCCCTATTCATCATCGCCAAATGTTGGGATGTCACCCGCACTGTAGTATCCTGAACCTCCAAATGAAGTTATACTAGTGAAAAGTTTACCCATACCCCTAAGCGCCAGATTGTCTATAAATCTATTTTTTGCGGCTCGTTTTTGATCCTCGCGAGCTTGATTGGTACTCTCAAATTCAATTCTAGCTAGCACGTCAGAGGGATTCTGGTCGCTAACAACAGTGGGCAAATCCGGCGCGTTTGATAATATAATTTTATGCGGGAATGATTTTGACAGAGATTCGCCAGTGCTAGCATCCCATCCTAAAGTTTCCTCATGTACAACAGTAAAACCCAACGTAACAGTCAAGCTTTGAGGTAATATAGTGTTTGCCTCTTTTTCAAATATTTGTATTTTGGTTAAATCAGAACGATAATTTATGCTCTCTATAGCCGCTATAACACCTAAACTTGGTGATGGCGCTGTTTTATAATTTAGAAGTGCTTCGGCGGGCGATACATCGCCAGCTAGCTGTTGTTGTTGTTTTTTGACTTCCCTAGGACTGTTACTGTTACTTGATACTGTGGCTCTTTCACTTGTGATTAAGTTCATCATTTTAACGCGCACAAGAGGCGATTGCCCTATAATTAAGCCCTCACCCATGGTGCTTTGAGTGTATGTTGGGTAAAGCATTTGAACAAGTTTTGACACTCTGCCCATATTTTCGTATGCTTCACCTACAGAGGCGGCAGGCACGTCAAAAGTGAGTTGTACTCTTCTAGAAGTACCGGCATAATTTTGGATCGGGTCAGTACGGCCATAAACCGTGGTTGGGGTCCACGAACAATTAAACCCCTCGCTATATTCTTTCACAAAGGCCTTAAAGTGAACAGTTTTTTGCGTTGCAATATGTTCGAAAGAAATTGTGTAGTGATGGAAATTTGCGTACGCGTCTGATAAATCTACGTGAACATCCTGACCAACGCCTTCATCGCGACCGTATTTTAAGCTACTGAAATAATTAGTATCATCTGTTGGATCTCTTTTTTTGCCTGACATTAAAAACTCCTTGTACTACCGTCTGCCGGTTAAAACGGGGGCGAGAAGAACATCGCCAACCTTTCTTCTATCTAGATTAACATCGCCGGCTCGTCGAGCAAGGCTTGCATCAACACCAGCATTCGCTTCGCGTGCTATTTCTGTTCCTTCAACAATGCCGGCCTTGGCCGCATCCTTCATAGTGTCGTAAAGAGTACTACCAGCACCAAGTGTGGCATCGATAGCACTTGTTACTTTGGGCGCGACTTTCTGTTCAATGACCGATTCTATTTTTTTAGCGCCCTTTGTTTCCATAAAAACGTTGGTGGCTGCAATTCTATCAATTTCAGCACGGCGAGCGGCGAGACGTCGGGAACGTTCACGATTTTCTCTGGTGTCATCCATGACGTCAAGCTGCATGCCTTCGCTGGTGCCCCTTATTGAATCTTGGATTGTTTTTGCCTTGTCGCCAATACCAAATAAACCAACATCTACTAGTGGATCTAGGGCTCCCGCAAAACTGTCGAAAATGGACGCTATAGCGGAATTGACTAGCCCTTTCATCATATTAATAAATGCATTTTTGGCCCAATCATAAGCCATTCCAAATGCATCTTTTACGTCATCTATGAAATCAAAAGAAAAATAATCTCTTATTGGGCCGAAAAAATGTAAATTCATCTTACGGTAGCCCTCTATTCCTAATCTTTTAAGCACGTCGATGCCTTTATTAAAAAAATCTTGATCAAATCCTTTGTCTATTAAGTCTTGACGCAATTCCATAAATTTGGCTTTCAGTACATCAAATGTTTTTGTGACTCCCGCCATGATACCATCTTTACTAAAAACTTTTTTAATTTCTCCAAACTGATCGCTTATCGAATATAATGCGCCTCCTACCATAATTGCTAATAAACCTTTAAGAGAAAACATATTGCTTACCATAGTGCCCGTAAATGTAGCTATCCCTTTGAATATTTCATACCCTTTTTGAACACCGTCAATATTGGCGACATTATACAGCATTGATATCCCACCAATCAATTTTTGATTTTTATTAACAAATGCAGAAGTTTGCTCAATTAAGCCGGCATTAAATTTTTCAAATCGACCTATTATTCCTGAACCTACTAAGCCCTCGAATGTGGCTCGTCCTGCTTGTTGAATATCCGAAACAGGCCTTTTGAAAGCATCAAATGCGTTGTTGACGACTTCGTCAAACCCTTTTAACCCAAAAGCTTCTTTTTTCATTTCTTCAAGCGTATATGTAGATTTTTCAACCTGTTCTTCTAATTCTGTAATATCACCTGTTAGCAGCTTAATTGTTGTTGGAAGATCAGTGCCAAAAGTAGCGGCAAATTCTTTACCTAGTCTTCGGTTTTTGCCGGTCAATGACTCCATGGACATTCCGGCTGACTCCATACCTTCTCTGATGTATTCGGCTAATTCCGTTGGCGAATCAGCGAGTCTGTTAAGTGTTCGAGAGTCGAAAAACCCGCCTCCCAACATTGCATTTAACCTTTGGGCTGCGCGCTGAGCATCAGTAATACTATCAAATTTTCCTGCTATGTCTATAAGTTTACCTGTGCTTACACCTGTTGCTTTGGCCGCGGCTTGCATATTCATAAACTCTTTAACGCCATTTTTGCCCATACCAATAATTCTATCTTCAGCGTTCAAAAAATCTGCGGTTAACTGTTCTAGAGGTATTTCAAGGGCCCGGGCTGCACCTCTCATATCAACCAGAAGTCCTTGAGTTTCTTCCAAAGACATTCCTAGTCCCCGGGTGCCAATTTCCATAATTTTAGCTGACTGTTCAAATGATATTCCAAGCTCATTCATCAAAGCAACTGTTTGCCCAACAGAAAACTGTTGTTGTTTATTCAAGCGTGTAAATTCAATAAATCCGGATTGTAGGCTTTTTACAGCTTGCGCTGCTTCCTCGGATGTTACACCATACAGCCTTAATCTATCTGTTAAAGCTCCAATATTGCTAGCAAGTGCTGCGGACGCTCCTGTGGTTCTTTGGAACTCAACAGTGAGAGTGTCTAGTTTTTTTGCTTCATCCATTATCCCACTTATTAGACCAGCAAATTTAACAATCACTTTATCTACAGCATTTCCAAGCATATCCAATCCTGCCGATAAGCCGCTCATGGATATCGAAAGCAGGTCCGTCTCTCTGCGTTGATCTTTTAATGCATTTCTTGTTTGACGGGTTAGTGCTTCAACTTCTTTTAATTTTCTATTATAGGATGCACTATTTTTATCTAACAAATCTAGTTCTTGTCTAGCTAGCTTAAGTTCGCGAGTATATTGGTCTAAATCTTGAGAACTTTGACTACCGGTTCCAGCAGTAACAGTGCCTTGATCGCGAATTTGCGATAGTATCTGTTTGATTTGTTCTAATTCTGCTTCTGCCGACATTGTTAATAAACCCTACAATTAAATAGTTAAAATTAACTTTTTATAGTCACTTAATGCCTAAACCGGGTGGAGGCGGGGGTTGATTTTGGGTTGTTAATTTTTGTGTATTGCCTGACGAGCTATTATTCATTGCTTCACGCTCAGCTTCCATATGTTTAACAAGACGGTCAACAAACCAGTCTCTAAGACCAATCGGCAGGTTATAGGCTTCTGTAAACGACCATCCTCCAAAGTGTTTTAGAAAAAAGAATTGTTCATAAACACTCTCCATATAGTCACTGCTCAGGCCAAAAAAACTCCGCAGTAAGCGGCACCTCCATCACTTCTGTGTGGGAGCAGTTTTTACATACAAAATCAAGTTTTAATTTTATATTAGGAACAATATGTTTATATATTCCGCGCAAAAAAGCGGAATCTGAGGAAGGCAGGTTATCTGAAACATATTCAATCGCTTCTGGCGTGTTGTTCCCATTAACCGATGCAATCATATGTTTTAGTTGTGTGGTGACGATGCGATCTACGATCCCGTTGTCGTTCTTCTGTATTTGGTTGGCTAGCAACTTTTCGTCCTTCCCAACCAACAATCTAAGTGCTATATTCAATTGTGATTTTGGTAGCACCACAGAGAACGTTCCATTGTCGCTCATAGTGATACCTTCCGGCAAATTATTTATTATTTCTGACGCAGTGGTTACTTCAGCGGTATTGAGATCGAAGTTATCACTTTGTTCTACAACGCAACTGGTGCATGTAATTTTTGTTTTATACACATTTCCGTATCCAGATACGCGTGTAGAAATTATAATTGCATTTCGATCGCCGACTAATAATGAATTTGGATCGATATTCTTATTAACTATAATACTCTCTAGTAGCCTCTCCATAGCTACCCCATTCTGTAAAAGAGTGACCGAAGTGAGAATATCCTCTTCTTTGGCGGTCATTTGTTTTATTTCAATAGTAGGCTGATTAAAAAGCGGATGGTCAGGAGCGTAATACTTACCCTCTGACGGTAACTTCACAAATTCAGTTGGAGCCACAAACGAAAAAACATTTGAATCAATTGCGGCTACCGGTGGGCTAGAATGTTCTGGAGTCGTATCTCCCATTCCAAGCCGATCTTTATTTCTAGACAATTTACACCTCTAATTAATTATAGTCTATTTAGTATTTTTATTGTAGTCTATTCTCTTGATATATCAAAAAAGAGATTGTCTGGGTTAACTATAGCTGAACCAACAGAATCAGTCTCAAGTTGAGCCCAGTCATAACGGAGCTTAAGCCTATATTCAGTTAATTCATCATTTCCATAAGCCAATGTAGCACCAAAATCAATTTCTTGAGCAAAAGCATTCCATAACGTCCACGTTTCAATTGGTCTACCATCGGCATCTACTTGAACAATTTTAACTTGTCCAAGAGCGCCGGCAGCTCTTTGCTTCGACATGCTCTGCAGGTTGTTACTATCGGGAGTTACAGGGAGTTGGTAACCTGCACCTTGCATAATTCCAGCCAACGTAGCTGCAACATCTGGATCGCCGCCGGGGTCAACCATTTTAATATCAACAGTGTTCCAGCTAATTTTGCCCGGATAATAATAAGTATGGTTCAAGTAATCATGTGATGCTTCCGCCAATGTAAATGTTGGCTTTTGCACGTCTTTTGCGTACCAGATCATAGGTCCGCCGTTTTGTTCACTGTTAATTCCAGTGATGGTGATATAAAATCTAAAATTTCTCTTTGGATCTCTCAGAAGATCGGCATCAGGATCTCCAAAGTTTGTTGACCAGAATGGCATTAGTTATTTCTCCCTTTAATTTAACTAGTATAGTCAGTATTTTTAGTCGTCAAATGATGCACCAGTGTTAGCAATAATGAAGTCAATTGCGATGAATTCAATTGCTCTAGCAGGCTTAATCATAATCTTAGCGTAAAGAATGTTCTGATCAATAAGATCAGGAGTTGTTGTGGTTTCGTCGAGAATAAGCTTATACTCGGTGACACCGTATCTCGTCTTAACGTTCGCCAAGAATGGCTCGATAAGACCCTTGAATCTGTCCCAAGTTGCTTGAACGTTTTGTTCGAAAAGAACTTGAGTCGAAAGAACTGAAATTTGCTTCTTCAAGAATATTACCAATCTACGAACGTTAATTCTATCGAGTGCTGAGCGGCGCATTTGGAGCGTTTTCTGACCAAATACTACGATTCCAGTCGATGGGAACGATGCGATTGGGTTGATATGAGCATCATACAGCATATCTCTTTCTTTCGAAGAAAGTCTAGAGGACGCGTTTAAAATCGGAATACCAGCGGCGCCATCTGAGAGGCCTCCGCGGTTGAAACCGGCAGGAGCGAACCAAACATCAGACTTGGCTTGTGAAGAGCCGAACACACCCATCATTGCTACAGAAGGTGGAACCCATAAAGTTTGACCATTTACGGAATCTCTTGTTTGCACCCATGGATAGAATGTGCATGCGTAAGAATTATCAATTCTTCTTTGTCTTAAAGCTTGGACTGTTCCAATAACATTTCTATTAGCTCTAAGCGTTTTATCTTCTACATATTCTTCGGCAAACGGTGTGTAAACATTAGGCAGATCGATAACAGCAAGCGCATCACGCCTTTCTTGGCATAGATCCATTTGATAGTTAGATAATCCTTCGTGTGTTAGGCCCGGTACAGCCAGAACATTGAAGTCTAACAATTCAGGATCTGCTACAGTCTCTAATGCCTGTCTATACGTGTTAAATTCATAACTGTTTGCTTTTGTACCAGCAGTGGCTATTTGAGTGTTGGCTAAGGGATCTGGTACCGTAATATCGAATCCATCAAAACCACCAAAGAATGGTGCTGCAAAACTATCATATCCTAAATCTATCAAACTACGGTAGTCATTTCCAGTTTGGGCTGTCCAACTTGTTGTCTCAGTGCGAGAGCCTGAAGTATAGGTAAATGCCGCGGCGCCGGAAACAACGTTATCTAAAGTAAAGACATCGGAGTAACCATCGATAATCTGACTGGCTTGCATACCAATAGCTGCACTTGCAGTCACAGCTAAACCTAATTTTGTAGGATCGTCTCCCTGACCAGCGAACAACATTCTATGTAAATCACCCAAGCCGGTTGCTGGGCGAGTGGATGTTGTGGTTCTTGAAGATCTCATACCAAACACCACATCAGTCCGATTGGTTACTTGACCGTCTGTATCCTTACTTACTAGTGAGAGGCTTGGGAATTTCAATGTTGCACGTATACGGTTATCGGTTCCGACACCACCGCGAAGTGAATGATCGGAAACTGGGCCAAGACCACCCGCGAAGCCCGATAGTGTTGGCGCGGTGACAGTTTCGGTAGTAGCGATTGTGTTATTACCAGCAGTTCCACCCACAACCTGTGTTAAAGTGAGCGTAGCATCCGATATATCAACTTTAATTTTGTTAGCATGACCGTTTGCTGATTCAATACAGCGCTTAAGAGACGCGGCGATGAGGGCATTGGTGCCGGCATTGCGATCAAAGTGTGGAGGATCTACAGTAAGATCTTCAACATCTTTGGCAAGATAGCCTTTCGACGTTCCGTCTGAGGATTGAATAGTAATTGTCTTGTTTACAACAAAGGCGCCATTTATCACTATACTTCCGACCGCTTTAATACTTGCAGGGGTCGCACCACCTACAATCGTCCCACCATCAGCAGTGATAACTGGACCCATACAGGTTTGCTTTGTTCGCTGTTTGTCGCCCAAAGAACTTGTGACTGTTACATCTGCATATTTGGGCGGCAGGTAGAATCCGAAAGGCACCAACGCAGGATTGGTTGCGCCCGCTTCTACATCATCATTAAGTTCGACGTATACATACCTAGAGTTGTTCTCATAGTCTCCATATCTGCGTAATCTTTGGTTTCCTTCATCCCAAGCAAGGTAAGCATCACCAATTCTTTTAGAAATAAAGTTAGGCGAAGTTGGATCTAAATTGAGATTATCAAATCTTTCAAGGACTTGTGGATTAGAATCAGTATCTCCAAGTTTTCTAATAATAACCGAGAATGAGCCATATTCTTCTTCTAAAGATGCTGGTCCTCTAATTCTATCAATTTGAACCTTTGCGTTCTTGTGAAGCCACTCACCATGGCCGCGGCCTTTCAGACGGAAAAGTTTCTGCTGAGATTCAGGTTGGAATGCTGCCGCAGGACCGACATCCTGAGAGATGAACCAGCCTGCTTTTGCTTCCTGAGAACCGCCAGTGACCCCTTTCATTCTCATCGGGCCCGTTGTTGGAGCGGTTGCGGAGCCAGTCCCGAGAGGAAGCATGACTCCAATTAATGGAGCCGAAACACTCGTTAAGTTGTCTCTGAGGAATTGTTCGTAAGTTTCTCCAAGCCAATAATCTTTTTCTGCTGAAGTTGGGTAAAACGATCCTGAACTTAGCAGGGTCGGGTTAGTACTAATTTTCTTTCTAATAAAGTTTTGACTTCCATCGTCAAAGCTGATTGAGAAGTTTTCTGCGTTAGTTTCTACACCGTCAACTAATTTAGCATACTTAATCTTAAAGTTACCATTTGAGTCAGAATCAATAAATGTTCCGAGAGATGCAGTAGCAACGAGGTCACCGATTCCGACTGTTTCTTCATCGGTAGTTTGTATAACAGCACCACTGAGAAGCATTGTACCTTGATCGGCGTAGAAAACCGCTCCTAAGTGGAAGGAACCGGTTGCAGAGTCAATTGTTGCATCTGTTCTTGTGATACTGGCTGAGTGTGCAACGAAAAGTCCGTATGCGCCACCGCCACGACGAGCTAAAGCATCAGCAGGGTTTCCATTGGTTTGCCAGCCACATTGACCGTCGCCGGTTGCGCTAGCGTCTTGTTGTCCCAACAAACGAATATATGTAAGAGGTGCTACATTCGCACGAAGGAATGCCTTAGCAGCATATGTACCATACATTGGAGATTGGTTGTTCCCATCACGATATACATCACCGCCGCCTTTGCCGGGGACGGTGTCCCCAAACTGCTCAACAAACTCTTGAAAACTGTTGACTGTTATTGGCTGCATGGCTAAGCCTTTTTGCGCGCGGCCGATGACCACAGGTCCAATGTTTGGTGGGGGCTCAGTAATAAACGATTCGTCTATTTCATTAATGAACACACCGGGGGATACGAACTTAAAGTTTTTAATTGACATTTAGCAAATTCCTCTCTTTTGTTATAATTGCTCTGATGAATTATAAGCTAATCATGAGTAAATAGTAAATCTATCTTCAAAAGTCTTTAGATGTAGGAAGAAATTGGTAGGTTTCAGGAACTATTTTATAAAAAAGTCTGGTTCTCCCGGAAGTGGTACACTTTCTCTAGGAAAAGTAAGCTCAACTACGTTTTCATCTATCCGCACTATTCTACGATCATCGTTATCACCTTCGCCGATTAAATAACCTAATACTTTTATGTTTATCTCAGAACCAAACATTCGAATATCTTCATTCAACGTTGCTACATTGTCGTTGGAAGTAAACCCTTGATCAATAAAGGCCTCATACACATGACCGTTTCTTCTCATAACAAAAGAGTTAATTTGGCCAGTTCTGGTAATAAAGGGAGATAACAATTCATTCATTTGTTGTTGATATTCCGTTTTAATTTTTATTTTATAATTAACATTTACATATACTGGTATTGGAATCGATAAGGTTTGGATAACTATTTTTTTATTTATTCTCGGAAAGTTTTGTTGTCTTTTCGCGCCGGTGTTAGTTCTTGTTCCCGATGCTACCGCAAAATTTCTTGTTTTATCCTGAACAATTCTTTTCGCTATAATAAGCCGGCCGGTACGACCGTCGTATCTATCAGAATATAATTGAGCTTGGAATCCTCCTTTTTTATTAGGATCTTTTCTGATTTCAGTTCTTTGTATGCTTATAAGCGGCAACTTGAGAGCACCAGAATCGTCTCGCAAATCTTTATTGTTTTTGATCTGAAACGCTCTTTCGGGCACCTGCCACAAAACATCAACTTTTTTACGACCTTCGTTTGTTGTAGCAAACAGCTCCAAATCTTGTTTAAGCCATGAAGTAATAGCGTAATCAATATCTTCAATTTTAGATTCTAAAACTCCTATCTCTTTTAGGGTTATGGAGCCCGTAGCCGGTAAGTCAGGCAATTGAGCAAAATCAAAATTATTAGGTAGCATCAAATAACCCCTTTCTTGCCTTCTTGGCTGTAGCTATTACTTCAAATGTTTGATCCACTTGGCCAAACAACTTGCGAGGACTTGAGAGTTTTGTAAGCTCATAATAATTATCGCCGTATAAAATAAAGTCACCTTCTCGGACAAACAAGTTCTGATCTTCGTTCAATCTACGTTTGTGAAACTTGACGGTTATAATGGAGTCAGCATCAATACCTACACCCTCCATATATTTGGTAGATTCTTCATCATACGCAACCAAAACATAGACCCGAACCGGCGATAGGAACGTTTTTTCTATCGCTTCCCCATATAAGTCGTGAAATTTAGTTCTTTCTAGATCTATGGCGTAGTAAAGAATGGCTTGACCAATAACATTTTCAATTAATTCATCATTTACTTGTTTTACTAGATCTCGCTCTTTTTTACCAAGAAATAGCGGCGGTGGAGGTTGATCTGGTCTTTTCCATTCATCTGACATTTAATATTATCCTACAAAAATCGGTAATGGAGAGAATGCAAACGTCTTTGCCGTTGCATCAGCTTTCTCAGCGTCATATTTAACAAGTTCTTTGTACTCAGTAGACGCCAATATTTCAGTTAGTTTTACTTTTAGTTCATCTTGTTCTGCTTTAGCTTGAGAGAGCAATTCGCTGTGATTTAGCGTAACTGATTCACCGGGAATAGGTATTGTGGTAAATTTGCCGCGGATTTGGCCAAGCATCTCTTTACAAAGTGCCAATGCATATTTACGAATCCACTGTTTGCCCATGGAATTGATGTTTTTATAGGGTATATTTTCATACGGAAGCGTATTCAGATTATTTACGCCCAATGTACCATCATCATATCCGGCACTGTCATCCGTAGAGTCTTCTTTAACATAAAAGTTAAACCAGATACGGAAGGGGTCAATCCCAAAGTCTTCCGGAGAAGGGTAAATCCTAAGTTTATTGTTTTTAATTTCATAAGAAAAATGAGATGTGCGAGTAAAAATGGAATCTTCATACATAATCGCCTGCATTTTGTTCTGCCATGTCGGGATTAGTTCAAATGTCGAGTCATCTGAAAATTGACCGTACGTATTGAGGTTACCAACAACATTAATCCCGCCGTAGTACCCAAAAAATCTCCACATCGCTCTCGGAGTTTTATAAAAAACTCTAGTTACAAAAATTCTTTTCCCATCTATCTTATTGTGAAATGGTACACTATTTCCTGCGTCATCAGTGCCTGAACTTCCTGCGGTCTCAATAATACTTTGAAGATCATAATCTTGAACATTGCTAATTGGTTTAAACGAACCCGAATATATCGTTTTAGTACCGCCCAAACCAGTCTGCGACATAAGGCCATCCCCGACTCTCTGAGCATAACTGATTTGAAATCTTGGGACTCTTAAATTCGAACCAGTTGGTCGCACACGCCCAATTTGTTCGCCTTTATGGTTGAATGTGCCCGTTACATTACCAATTGAATCACCAAGTGCATTCTTACCTTGGTGTAAATTTACAATATATGAGTATTCTAGCACCGCTTCTTCATATGCAGAATAAACATTTGCTGGCGTTAACTCGATATCAACCACATCGCCACCAAGCTTCTTGTATACGTATGCAACTTGAAGTGAAGCGCCTGATATGAAATCAACTGACGCGGTGTACATACCAAACGGTACAGCAGAAGCTACATCGTCTGTAGAACCTGTAGATGTTAGGATTACGGCACTTGTAGTTGACTTAGGTTTAAGGTTTGTTGGCATTAATAGTCCCTCTATAAACTAAGTAGTAAATTTCACAACAAAACCCCCTGCGAATACAGGGGGCATGTTAATATCAAATATAATTTGTTAGTAACCTCTAATCTTTCTTTGATTTTGGGGCCTTTTTAGCTGCTGCTTTGGGACTCTTGCTCTTGGTGGCTGCTTTTTTAGCAGGAGCCTTTGCGGCAGCCTTTGGAGCAGGAGCAGCCGTTTTAGCTCTTTGAGCAGCTATTCTTCTAGCTTTGCCGGGCATAGTAATTTCTCCTTTTAGATAAATAGTTTGTAATAACTAAAAAGCCCCCATCTCTGGGGGCTTTAAATTTTGTAATTGATAGACTACAGATCGTCAGGTGCAACGTGACCAGTCAATCTGATAAGAAGCTTACCAGCAGTCAATGCATTTGGAATACCGCCACTAAAGTCAGTAATCGTTATTCCTGAAGCCGTATATCCGTCAACCAAGATATTGGCTGAGTTTTCTGCGGTCGTCGGAGTGGTTATGTCCCGGGTGACTGTAATTGTCGTGGATGTGCCATCAAGCGGTGATGCTGTGAAGTTTGCGTGATTGTTAATACCTCTAGCAATACCTTCAGAAAGCTTAGCTGTGTTATCTACCGAACCAATTCCAAATTTACCAGTTGATGTGGAACCAAAAGCGGTCCCAGAGTCAGCAACGAAATTAACCGGGGTCGTTCCATCAGCAGCTTTAAGCTGAAATGCCGTCATGCCGCTGATAACAGTAGCTACATCACTGACGCCGCTTACATCAATCGTACAAGATGCCCGCTTGGTGGTTTTATCGCCGGCAGTGAGATACAAATAAACACCACCGTTTGAAGCCAACACATTGTTATCGTATCTGGTAATTGTGTGTTCACCAAGATTAGTGTTTAACGCTTCAGATATAGTTGCGACATTAGTAGGCGCATTTCCAAGATAACCATCGGCTCCCTTGGGGTCGCTGGCGTCTGTTCCATACGCAAGGTCAAAGTCGGTTAAAGTTCCGTCTGTGATTTGCTCTAAAACAACAGTTTCAACAGTTGTAACTACTCCAAAAACAGCCGTGGTCAAGTGAGCCAAATAACTGTCTTCCGTAGCAGAAGCTGGAGCGATACCAATTGGCGTATTAGCTGCTGTTGCTTGAGTGCTCAAGGTTTGCTTTGATGTTCCAAAGTCAAACACCAAGTCTGTTATTAACATTTGACCAACACGATGCTGATCTGCTCGCACTAATGCTTTTGCTGCGACCGGCGAGACTCCGCATGAAATGATTGCACCAGCTTTTTCAACTGCTGCGATTCTTGCTCTAGATTTTCTTCTAACTCCCATTTTGTTTTCCTCCTTCTATGTAAGTATTAAAGTTCATCTTAGAGATCATCCGGTACGGCGAACCCGTAGATGTAGACGGTGATTTTACCAGCATCGTAATCACCAGCATCGGATCCGTCCGCGGACACATACAAATAGTATTCCGATCCAGAACCTTGATAAGTTGAAGCATTGTCGATTTCAAGCGATCGATCTTCTCCAACTCCATCTAAAGGCGTTGAAGCGTTGTTTACATCAACGGCGCCGGCAATTGAATCACCAGTGTCTTCAGCCGCACTACCTAGAGTAATGTTTACGCCTTTTCCGGTTGACGAAATGCTTGGAGCCTCCGTACAAACGGTACGAATTTCTGTTATGATGCCATATTTTGCTATGGTAAGCTGGGTGAGGTGTGCTGCTTTTCCACTAACACCGCTAGCGAATCCGGCTGTACCACCGGAAGTAATAGTGCCTTTTGATGTGCCCAGATCTAAAACTATCTCGGTAACAAGCTCTTGACCAACTCTGTGCTGCGTTGTTCGAGCAATCATTGGCGAGGCGCCGATGCCGGCTTCTGGATCAACGGTCGCACCTGCTTTTTCAATCGTATAAAGTCTTTTACGACCTAATCTTCTGTTTCCCATAATATATTTTCTCCTTTATTATTATGTTATTGCAATAACCCGCTTATTCAATGATTGTACTCCAGCCACTTCGGAATACTCTCTTTCTAGGGCAGTGGCCTCGCCCAAGGAGAATAAAGTCAAGTTACAGTAAATAGTTTTCATAAAGTCAAAATCTCAAAAAATTACCGGGGAAAATTTTTACCAGATCAACCTTTTTAAAAAACAAAAACCCCCCTGAAAACAGGGGGGCTATGTTTGGTGTCAGTTTAACTAACTTACGCGCTAGTCGAACCTTGCTCACCTAAGAGTCCGCGGCAGACGACGAGACCGTACATATCAGGACGCACCATTTGCTTAGCATAGCGCGTCATGACTCCCTTACGGGGCACGAAGTCTTCTGGTCCGAAGATCGTAGGAGTGGTTTGCAGTGGGACGTATGGAGCGTACACGTAACCGCTTTCAAGGAAAGAGTTACCGCGACGGCCAACGAGAATCACGTTGCGAAGGAAGTATGGGTCAACAATGACGTCAAACTTCTTGCTCAGTGAACCAACCTGAACTGCACCGATGGAACCGGACTCATCGTCATGGGTGACGGAAGCACGGAATCCGCTAGTGAACTCAAGGATGTTAGCAACTTCAGGCGAACAAACGACGAAGTTAGCACCACCACGAAGAGTCTTGCGGTGAATCTGAGCGGAGACATCGTTGATAGTTTCAACAAGAGTCTCGTACCACTCAGACACGGTACCGGTGAAGTCGGGAGCAGCCGAAGCAGCACCAAGCTCAGCACCAGTCTCGCGGTTCACAAACAGACCCGGAGCACGCGACCAGTAGTAGGTAGCGGCGGTTGCACCGTTAACGAGGTCGGCAAGGATTTCACGATCGATTTCAAGAGCAACTTGCTCCGAAAGGATGCTGGTCAACTCAACCTCTGCATCAAGGTTGTGGTAAGCGTTAAGGTCTTGACCTAACTCTGGAGACCACTTAGCCTTGAGCTTCTTGGTTTGCGCTGTGACCGCAAGAGAATCGACCTTGATGTCAATCTCTGGGATCGCTCGGTTGTTCTCCAGTGGGAACAAGTTACCTGCTCCACCGACTGCACCAAGAGTTGACGACGCAACAAGCTTATCTGCAACTGGATATGTAACGTCTGCCTTGGCGATTGCAACAGCAAGGTTCGTAGCAGCAGTTGCGGTACAGTCACTACCAGTAGCTGTAAAGACAAACCGGATAGCTTCGCTAGCGGTCATAGCGTCCGCTGCGGCAACCTTGTCGGTCAAACGACGAACTTGAGTAAGAGTAGGAGTCCCACTAAGACCATCAACGTCGGCAGATGCCAAGTTAGCAATCACGAACGTCGAAATGTTGTCGAAGTCGGCGATACCCTCGTCACTAAGAAACTTGGACTTGTGTGCGTCGATAACAACAACACCAAGAGAGCTATCGGTTGATGCTAAAAGATCAGCATCGTACTGAATTTTCTTGGCATCAGCTTCAGAAACAGAACCATCAAGCAAGAATACGCGAGTCTTGACGTTCGCGTCTGCTGGAAGATCAATGTTGTTGCTACCAGATGGAGATGCGTATGCATAACCAACTGCACCGTCACGAAGTGGACCACCGAAGCCACCCTTGGTAGACGCATCAATCAAGTCAACGCCACCGGTGATTTCGGAAGCAACTTGGTTGGTACCGTAAATGGACTTATCTACAGTGTTTCCGAAGCGAGTGGTTTGATCCGCATCGGTTCCATCCCCAAGATCTCCTGAGAACGTGAAGTCCAAGAAGAAAATGAGGCCGGAAGGCAAACTCATTGGTTGGACAGAGACAAGATCGTTTGCGATCAAGCCTGCAAAAACGCGACGGACAATAGGGAATGCAACGGCTGCGAAGCCCTCGACATCACCAGCGCCAATAGCGCTCGCCTCACGAAGTAGTTCCTTTGCTTGGTTTTCAAGCAAGCGTGCCATCGAGTTTCTTTGGTTGTCTCCATTGAGACCTTCAAGAAGCCCTGTCTTCTCCCACTTGGAAAGAAGAGCGGAACCTTCAGCACGCATATCACGATTGACAACTCCTTCGGTCAATCTTTCGATAATACTAGACATTTTAAATCACCTCCTTTATACTTTATATGATTATTTTATTCCAGCTAGTCTTTTCATCCGATCTTGGAATGGATCGGACGCGGGCTCTTCTTTACGAGTTGCCCGAAGCACAGTGTTCCGTCGACCGATTGCTTCGCTCAGTGATTGTGGGCTCTTTTTAGGTTTAGCCTCCACTGTGCTTTGAAGTGTATCATAGATTGTCTTCGCTTCTGTGACTGAACCAGCGCCTGAAATAGCTTCGGCAATTTTATCTTTTTGCCGCTCATTCAAAGAGGTATTTCTTAACACACGGTTCGTGTATAACAGCCTAGCGTTCGAAAGGTTAGTGTCTTGAAGACCTTCCTTAAGTTCGCCTACGACTGCTTCGTATTCCGAAAGCTTTTCTGTAAGTTGGTTATTTTCGAATACCAACTCTTCTTGAGCTTTCTTCAAATCTTTCATTTCTTCTTCTACATCTGTAGAACGGCGATGAGCCATTTCTTTTTCCATTTGATAGACCTTGTCTTCAGCGCGACGGCCGGCCCAACCGGCAAGATCGGCGCCCATATCAACGGTAAGTTTTTCCATAATCTTGTTGAAGAGTTCATCTTTATCTACATCTTCAGACATTGCACCCATTATGCCGTCTAAGGCAGAATCAGCAACAGTCTCAGCAGCCTTATCTTCAAGACTTTCATCTTCTTCTTGCTCTTCCTCAAGATCTAAATCCGGGATCTCTTCTTCGTTGACTTCATCTTCATCATCGTCAGAAACTGCATCTTTAGTTGCTTTGGCTGCATCAGAAACGTTATCGACTGCCTTTTCTACTTTATGGCCAGCGATTGCTCCCGGGATTCCACCTAGCATACCGCCGGCTACTGCTCCCATTACACCTTCGTCAACTTCTTCATCTTCGTCGTCACCCATAATTGCATCTTTAGCAGCTCCAACACCTTTAGCGGCCGCTCCGATACCGGCACCAGCGAGCTTGACCCCGCCTTTTGCGAGGGCGCCGGCGGTTTTGAGCGCTGCTCCTACTATTTCATCCAGCTCTTCTTCGTCTTCTTCATTCAAAAACTCGGAAAGATCGACTTCTTCGTCTTCGTCGATGGACTGCTTGAGCGCTTCGATGCTTTCTTGAAGTGCGCCAAGGTCGATTGTAAGCTGTTGACCTTCTCCACCGGCAGCAAAATCGCCTAAGTTTTGACCTTCTAAATCGCCAAAGTCATTAGTGGCGCCAAGTGGGATGTCTTCATCAGCCAAACCTTCTTCATCGGGTGTTGCTTCGGCGTCAAGGGGTTCTTCTCCTACTGGGGCAGCATCAAGGGCTGGCTCTTCAGCAGCTAGCGGGTCAGCAGCAAGAGGGTCAGCAGCAGCATCCATGGCTGGGTCAGCCGGCGGTAACTCTCCACCTAGCTCATCTTCTTGTTCTAAAAGTTTCTGCAGAGTGTTCTTGACTTCTTCAGAATACTTTTCAATCACGATGGTTTCAGCGTTTTTAAGTGCTGTCTCTCGTAATGCTTTTGCATCCACGATAGCTTCTTTCAATAAATTCGACATTCAATTGCTCCTAAATGGCAGTTATATACAAAATAAATAGTTTCTTTTGCATCAAAGTCCATTTTTACAGTATACTAGAGTTTAAAATTTATTTAAGGGATGAGTTGATCAAACTCCCAAACACAAGTCACTATACAATCACCAGTAGAGCCCTGTGAGAAGTTTCCATTTCTAACTCCAACAAGGTCACCAGCATTATAATGTAATGAACCGGTCGTGGAGAAGGTCGCGTGTTTGTTATTACCGGACGGAAAGGTGCCGCTAAATGTTTCTACATCAACAGCGGCGCCTGAGTCTACTTCTTGTACGCCATCTGGGGCTTTTACTATAGTTAAGCTAAATGCACCGGGTTGCTCATTTTGTACTCTATATACTACTTTTACTAATCTTCCATCATGTGGTGCTATCATGGCATGCCTTTCATCGGCATTTGCTTGCTCAACTACCGTAACAAACGGGATAAATGAACCATTTCCGGCTGATGCAAAATGGTGGTGTGTGTAGTATAATTGTTGTCCGCGGATTTGACCCAGTGTGGTTAGAGAACCCGTAACAAAAGTGCTACCTGAAAGTGAAGTAGAACCAGTAACTGAGAGTGTGTGGGTTGGTACATTTGTTCCTACACCAAGCCTGTTGGTAGTATCATTATAAAACAACTGTGACTCGCCACCAAACGAACCGCCGTTATTATACTGTACCTGCCCATCCGATCCCCCGGGGGAGCCGCCGGCAGAACCGTTGGCAGCGTTAGTAATTCTTCCTTGAGCATCAATCGTTATATCGGCATTAGTGTAAGAACCAGCGGATACACTGGTGTTATCTAGGTTAACTGTGACTGTGTCGGTTGCGGATGCGGCCGTGGTTATACCAGTACCTCCCGCAATATCAACAGTGTTTCCGTTTTCAATAGTTTGGTTTGAACCGCCATCTGCTGAAAGTGTCCAACTAGACATCGTTCCGGCTGTACCGTTTGATGCAGCGGTTAACCTCCCTTGCGCGTCAACAGTAATTGAAGCCAAGGTGTAAGAGCCAGCACTCACTGAAGTATTATCTAGCGCAACAGTGACTGTATCGGTTGCGCCGGCGGTGCTCGTTAAACCTGTTCCGCCCGCTACTGTCAGCGTGTTTCCATTTGTGATTGCTTGTGAAGAACCACCATCAGCAGCTAAGGTAAAACCAGACATACCTCCACCAATCTCAACACCGTTAGCATAAAATGCGGACGCAGAAATTGGATAAGAGCTTGAAATATTGTTGTCGCTAATGGTCAGTCTGGTATTTAAACCATTCGTACCAAACCGCATATTCTTGCTATTGTTAGAGTAATCAATCCAACCCTCACCATTGTTTGCGGCTGTAGCATATGTGAATCTAATCGTGCTAATGCTTGTGGGGCCCGAGGCGATTGTTGCGCCGCGGTGGCCTGACTGGTTTCCAATGACGAAATCATTTTTTCCCGCGGGATGGGCTGCTGGGGAAGAAGTCATTACGCCAACATGCGTGCCTGAAACTACCAACACCTGACTTCCACTTGCTTTTAAAGCTATGAAATCATTTTCAAAATCGATTTGTGTTTCTAGTGGATCTCCTTCGAATTTTATATCGCCGTGTTGTTGTGGTCCTTTCGAGCTATTATATGCCATTTATTGTTGTCTCCATTTATTAGCCTATTTTATTGATGACATGCCATGTTTCGCCATCCGATTGTAAGGTTCGTGCAGAGTAATTAGATTTTAAAACCACAGAATCACTTAAATCAATCTTTGATTCTTCACAACATATCTCTACAGTGTTTGAATTAAGTTTATATCGATCGCTATTTGCTTTTTTAATAACAATTACTCGACCTTCGTTATTACATGGTGCTGGTAGCTGAACCGTTATTTTATTTTGAGATGAATCACACAAAATTGTATAATCGCTGTCCACTACTTGATAAACTGAATCTGACGTTTTAATAATATTATGGTAAACAGCTCCTTGGCAAACAAGCTTTTTGTTGGCTTGTATAACCTTGCCTTTGACCTTGCCCTCAACTTTTAATGTATCATCAGCTAAATCATAACTAAATTTGGGTGATGATTCAAATTCTTTGGTTCCCTTAAATTGTACAGAGCCCCTTGACCCAACAGCGTGTGGTACTTTTAAACTTAAATACCCATCGTATAAATTTCTTAAAGTAGTGCTATTAGTAGTATTCGATGAAATATCTGAAACTATCAACAAGTCGTCATCGCTTAAGTTTTGGCCGCGGATATTAATAGGTTCTGACTTAGTAATATCTATGGCTAATTTACCTGACCTTATCCAAAGTCCCGATTCAGAATCTATTTTTAGCCCTATTCCCTCTTCGCCAACTGTGACGCAATCCGTTGAACTGACTTGTAGTGCCCCACGAACGTTTCGTAAACCATGAGAATAATTTAAATATGTTGCGTCAATTTCACCGTTAAACTTATCAGTTGGTAAATTATGTAAACGCTCACCAGAACCAGCAAATGTTGAAGCTTCAATATTATGTGCGGATAAAACGTTATCTTTATAAGTTAAATTGTGGTGTGTTCTCGCAATACCATTTTCTTCAAAAGTTATAATTGCGTTTTTTGTTCCACCATTGATTCTTGTAATTGCTACGTCCTTCATAGTAGCACAAGGACTTTGTGCATCAGTATCCCAAAAAACACTAGCGCTTACTGTGTTCTTGAAAACTTTAACGCCTCCAATTTCTTGATTGCCATGTTGGTCAACGGAACCTTCAACCATTCCTTTTAAAACATTATATGCCATTTTTTACCCTCTTATCCATAAATAGATTCATTTATCGTTTTGTCTTGTATTATGTAGGCTCCGAAATTGCTGAAATGTTCTGGAAAATAATACATTTCGTATTTTTCCATCACTTCTTTTACTATTACTTTCATTTTGTGTGAGTTACCGGTAATAATTTTTATTGGAGTTTCGTTTGACAGTACAAACTCTTCTACTAGATTTCGGGCCTCATTGTGAGTTTTTCCGTGTAAATCCAAAATCTTCATACCAAAATAAGTAGTCTCATAAAAAAGGATGCCCCCACAAGGGAGGCATCCAAAAAATCCAACGTATGTCGGAAAGTGTATATTACACGATCTTCCAGTGGTTGTTAACAACGTATACCAAGGTAACAGCAGCGAATGGTGATTCGAGGATAAGTGCTTCGAGACCGTCCATTCTGTGATCGGCAGCACCTTTATTAATGGTAATTGCTTTGGTAGCAGCGATATTGCCTGCTTTAACAGTAAGCGTGTCACCAACACTCGGGCTATTCGGCATTGTTACAGCAGCATTATCAGTTATATCAGCAAAGTAGTTAGTACCAGCAGCAAGAGTGCCACCATCAGCAACTGAAGCTACTTCTCCGAGTGAACCAATTGTGAATGCTCCAGCGTCAGAAGCCGAGGCATCTCCACTTACAGCGCTAAAGATATATTTCTTAAGACGAGTCAGTGTAGACTTACGGTTAGCACCGGCGGCGCCATCATCAACAAGGAAGAGGTCACCGTCAACAAGGTCAGCACCGATATCGGTAGAACCGTCGATGTCAAGTTTGTCAGCCTTAAGAGCACCATCAACAACAGAAGCGTTAACAACTGCGTTAGCAGCAAGTTGGTCAGCACCGACTGCATCATCTGCAATCATTGCTTGCTCAACAGCATCGTTGCCGATAGTCACGACACCAGCGTTAGTACAGGTTACATCACCACTAAGAGCGAAAGAACTGTAATCAGATCCATCGGCAATTAAGAAGTGAGTATCGGTAGCAGCTAAAGAATCGTCGAAAAGAGCAATTTTAGCACCGGTGATTGCGTCATCG